TAGTAGGAAATTGGGCTTTAGCATTCTTAACGAATACTTCTTTATTGCCTTTTCCTTCTTTAATTAGATTGTATTGTGTTTGTAAAGATTTCATATTATTCTTCTCCTTTAATGATTTTTTCGATTTGAGTAATTAATTCTTGAACCAAGTCAGTAGGAAATACAATACCAAATGATGTTGGGTTATCATTGTAATATTCTATTGTTTGATTTTTAGCATTAGATAATATAGGTAATAATTCATTTATTCTTTTTTCTATATCATCAAATGCCTCAATTCTAGATTGTTGGAATTTTTCAGCATCTGTAGGTTCCTGTTCATATAATTTTTTTACTTCTAGGCCTGATCCTTTAATTTTATTTGGGACAGGTTTAAACCCTAGTTTATAATAGTAATTACGGGAGGTACCTTTAGCGTTTTTATCTTTATTGAAGGCAAATGGAGTAGCATATTGACCCCCAGTTCCTGGGGTAAAAGATGCGCTTCCACCGGTAGTGGAAGCTTCTTTTATTTTATTATTCAATTTATACTTGTACTTTGCCATCATTTATAGGTATGTTTAATTCCTCTACTAAACTATAGTATTGCATTAAATCTATAAGATGTTCATCATTTATCTTAGTATTTTTGTCTAATTCAACAATATACTTAGATACTTCCTCTAGTTTAATTCTTAGAATTTGATCTTTTGTCTTATTAATATGAGTTTTTAAATAAGACTGAATTTCATTAACCTTGGTATTATAGAATGTTTTTAGGTAGGGTTTGTTGTCTACACTATTAATAAATTCTTTTAGTACTAATTTTTGATTCTTTGAAAGATTTTTATATTTTTCATTAAACTTTTCTAATAAAATATGTTGAGTAAGGATTCGAGTTTCTTTATCAGCTTTAGTTAATTCCTCCATCACATCCTCCTTAACTGTATTTTCATTTACTTTACTAGTAGTTAACTGTTCTAATAATGTTACTTTACTAGCAATAATTTTATCAGGATTAATAAAACTATCATTTGAGTATGATTCAGTTAACATGTATAAAGAGGCATAAGGTTTATACATAGATATTTGAGTTTTAAAAAACTCATCTATGTTATATTTTTCTCTAATCTCTTTAATAACATTATACTTGTCTTTCTTTAAACGAGTTTTATTTAATTTTTTATGAGAACTTAATACAGTTTCTAAAATTGTATTAGCTCTGGCTTCACTTAAATGCTTATTTTTAAATAAAGTCTCATATAATTTATACTCTTTACCTAATTCAGTATTGGTAAAATTTCGTTTTAATATACCTACAGCCTCAGATTCTTTATTAGATAGAAGCTCGGAGGTAATTTTTTTAACCAACAGTTCAAAAATGACTGCTGGATTTTTAAATTTAGAGTGTTTTATTTTACCCATTTATCTTCTTATTTATTATATGTATATACAAAAGAGTTATTCTTTAATATTTTTTTCATCTAGCAATGAATTAGCTCGTTGCTCTTCTTCAAATATTAATTTTTTATTCGGAAACTTCTTTTGTAAATCTTCTAAAGCCAATGGGGAATTACCATTAAAGTTAGGTTTTAGACTGTTGTCTTTATCTTTAGATTTCATTCTTTTAGTTCCAAGACGATCCATACCCATAGGATCATTTTGAGTGTTTATGAATGATGCTTTTTCTTTGGGTCGGCCTAATGGTTTCTTTTCATCGTATCCTTCAGGTATATTTAAATTACCATTTTCATCATATCTTCCCTTACCATATAGAGTGGCTAAATCATGTGGTGTACCATAGGATTTACCTGTTTCAAGAGGATCATTACCTTCTGATTCAATTTGAGAGATGCGGAATTTACGTTTAACATCCTCAGTAACCAAATCTCTATATTCATTATACATATCCTCACTAACGTGGAATAGATTCTCATATATCCAATCAGAGGGGAAGAGATTAGATTCCATAATTTGAGTGGCCAAATCCATTTTTTCTTTCATTAATGCTACTCTTTCTTGATCATATATGATAGATGGAGTAGTTAAAGAAAGTTCAAAATTAGTTAAATTTTCATCTCTATATCCTTGAACATATAAATGTATTAAAGCAATTTTATATAATTCAGAGACAATAATTCTCTGGATACGTTCAATAGTACGAGCAAATCTAACATCTTGAGCAGCTAATGTAGCTTTACCTTCAAGATTTTCATCGTAGCCCATAAATGCTTTAGGTACTTTAAGGGCAGCAAATAATTTATCTCTTAAATAGTTAACGTCTTGAATTCCATCCCATTGTAGTCCTGATAGAGTTTCAATTTTAGTAGCTGAATCATTTCCTCTAACTGGAATATAGAAGTCCTCTAATAGGTTTTGCATGTTAAACCTTAAATTATACTCACCAGTTTGAGGATCAGTATATGGAACTCTTTTTAGTTTTGAGATTGTTTTTTCCATAAATGTATCTACCTCATTTGGTGGGATAGAACCTACATTCATGTAATGGATACGTTTTTCAGGGGCGCGTACAATTCTATGAATTAACATAGCATCCTCCATTAACGCGTATTGTTTATACAATTTACGGGCTGGTTCAATATATGAACGACCATAAGGTAAAAAGTTCATATCAGTTAATAGTCTAAAATGAGCCATTTCATAATTGTCAAATACAATATGATTTTTATTAGCATCACTATTAGGTAAATTATAATACCCGTATCCACTGGCTGCAAATCCTTCAGGAGTATAAATGAATCTCACTGATGATGGATTTTCTCTATCATATCCTTCTTGTCTTTCAATATGGAATGCAGTATATGGAATAACATTATATACTCCAAATTTTTCAGAGATTTCTAGTTTTAAGAAAAAATCTCCATACTTACACATATTTCTAATCCATGGCCAAAGATTAAATTCAACATTCAGTACATCATAAAATAAATTGTATAGAATTTTTTGAATATTCTCATCTGAGCTTCTAATTTGAAGCACCTCACCAAAGTCATTTTTTAATGTACTTTCATCTGCCACAATATCAAGAGCAGAGGCTACAATAGCGTCTGTATCCATAGCATCATACTCAGAATATAATGTTGGACGTAATGTCTGATAATTAAAGTTAAATTGTTGGCCGTAAATTGAAGTTGGCTGATTCGTATATATTCTATTGAATCTGTCTACTAATGAGTTTGTTTCAAGTTCTCCTGATTGTTGGATTTTATTAATATCCATTACACGGAGTTGATTTCCCCCTACATTTCGTATTACTACGTCTGTGGAGAATAATCTTTTTAATCTAGGAAATAGTCTTTTGTCTGCCATATGTTATATGTATGTCATATATGATAAGAAAAAATTTTAGAAAAGCCAACGAATGCTTTCATCTTTTCCTCCTACATTCATATTATATGGATTTTGGTTGTTATGACCTGAGTAGGCGCCAGAATATCCATATTTATTGCTTGATATGTTGTTGAGGGCTGCTCTAGATAAGTCTAGGCTTTGTTGTTGAAACTTTAAAGATGTATCTCTTAAATACATTCCTATACCAAATGACATAACAAGGTCATCATTATACCCAGTTTGGGCTTCAGGTCTTCCATTTTTCCATACAAATACTTTCATTTCCTCTAGTAAACGTCTAGATCGAATAATCACTGATCTATCACCAATGTATTCTCTAAATTTATTTACTATTAAAGGACGTGTTTTTAGATTCATACTGAATCCAGGTACTGTATTTGAGGATGATTCGTATTTGTTAAAATATGATTCGTATGTATGTGTTTCAGATTTAGGGGCATAATATAAATTCCTGTATCCTCTTTCAATAATAGCGTCAATAGTTGACCATCCAATATTTGAATTTTCTACAACAAGTAAAGCGTTATTATATTCAGTGGCTATACCTGTTAGGAAATATCCAAATTCTTTTGGAGGTAGTTGTCCTTTAAATTCTGCTACTTGAACATTACTTTCAATATCCATTACATGGAATGCTGAGTAGTCTTTTCCGTCTCCTCTAGCTACGTCTGCTACTACCATATATTCTCTTGAATAATCAGCAGGTTCCCATATCCATAAATTTCTGTCTGCTCCTCTACGTTCAATAGGTTCTTGAATTGAAGTTTGAGATATAAAGTCTATCCATTCAGAATGGAATACAATATCACCAGATGTGTTAAAGTCACAATCACATTCTTGGGCAGCTAATTTAGGGTCACCTAAAAGTTCATCTTGACGTTTTCTCCATTCATCATTTCGTTCTGGGTGTACATACCAAGGTAATTTAATAGGTAAAAAGTCATTTTCTTGTGCTTCGGCTCTAGCCCAGGTTTTATGGAACCAGTTACCAACACCATATGGAGTTGATAATACAACTGCTCCTCCACCTGTTGCTAAAGTTTGTTGAGCAGATGCCCATATTTCATCAATACCATCAATAAAAGCAGCCTCATCTATAATCAACATAGATACGGCTTCTGAACGGCCTGCATCTGAGGCAGCAGATACTGCTTTGACTTGGGAACCGTTTGATAATCGTAATGTTAATTTATTTTTTTCATCTGCTGGGATTCGAAGCCAAGAAGGTAAATTATCATACATGAATTTTACCTTAGTAACCATGTTTTTGGCTGTTTCTTGTTTAGTGGCTATACATAATACGTTTTTATCTTTATGGAATAACATTAACCATAAAGAATACCCTGCCACCAATGTTGAGATACCTAACTGACGAGATTTTAAAACTATGGAGTAAGGATTATCCTTCCATAAGTTTAAAACTTTATCCTGAAAGGGATATAAATTAAATAAAACTCTTCCTCTTGTTGGATTCTGGATGTAACAGTATTTTCGCATGAAGTGAGCGGGGTCACTCGCACACTTAACATATTCCTGCCGGATTATGTCTTTTATGTCAGTAGGCATATTTTTATTAGCTTAATTTAGCTTCAAGTTTTTTCTTTTGAGCGGTAAGTTCTTTTAATTTAGATAAAATTTCTTTTTCTTTTTCAGTTTCTTTACCTTCTTTAGCTGATTTGTATTCTTTAGCTAATGACTTCATTTCAGTAGCAACTTTAACGAGTTGGTTGGCTAATGAGATAATTGAATCTTTTTTACCAGATGAAGCAGCTTTAGTTGCTTTTTTATCAATTTCATCTTCATCTACTTCTTTAACTATTTTAATAGTATCCTCAGGTTTAGCTTTAGATTTTACTTTATCTAAATCCTCAGGTTTAACTTCAATAGTAGCTTCATTCATTGTTCCTTCAAGATAGTCTATAATAGCTTGAGGATTATCAGTATGTTCCATCCATTTCATCATTACCTCTTTAGCGTCATCTGATAAATTAGCTTGATTGATTAAAGCAAAAATTTGGTCTGTCATAGGATTATTATCACCAGATAACATCTCAATGATTTCCTCTTTGATTGCTTTTGTAAATTCTTGTCTAGTAATTTTCATAGTTCTTGTATTTGTAATATTAGTTTTCCTTGCCCTTTAATTAAACGATGGTAAGTTTGTTCCTGTATAAATATGTGGGTATTTGTTTCAAGTCGAACAGGTATACAATTATCATGCTGAAAAAACCAATCTTGTCCTTCCAGTACAGTAATGATACGGGATTTAAGATCCCTATGCCACATAAGTTCAATAGGGTCTATATCATCTCCAAACTCTCTTATTATAGTATTGTTTGATGAGAAAATATCCCTATATGGTCTTGACATAACTATTTAATATAATAAATTTATTCTTGGTCTTTATCTTTTTTAAAGATACGAGTTGCTGCACCCAAACCTAAAGCACCAAAAGCTAATGCTGCTACTGATTGAATCAACATAGGAGCAGGAGCGAATTCTTCTGTAGTAAATTGGTTATGGTACATAGTTATGCAAAGTGATAATGCACACATAATTCCAACAAAGCGGTTGCTGGAGTAATTGCCTTTATCATCTTGGAAGATCTGCATGATTAAAGACGTACGGCTAAATAGTTTTTTCATAGTTTTAAATATTAAGGTTAAGCCGACAACCAATTTATGCAACATTATTTTCATTTTATTATATGTATGTTATTTGGTTTTACCCCATGTTTTTCCTTTACCCTTATCTTTACATTTTGCAGGAGTTGGACGACATGAAGGATATTTTGAGCGTTTCTCACCTTCTTTTCTACCACAAGATTTATATCCTGTTATTTTACCATCTTTTCTGATTGGTGCATTGCAATCAACCCAACCACCCTCTTTACCTGGTGTACCTGAGCGTTTAAACCATTTATTGAGTGATTCGTCTTCTTTTAGCACCCCTATATCATCATAATCATTATTTAAAACTTTAATTTCAGATCGTTTGGCGATAGCTTTATGATTGTTGTCAACGTATATAAAAGGACTGGTCCATAAAATTACATCACCTAAATACATATTCATTTGAAAATGATTTGTAGGATTTTTAGATTTATTTGCAAATTCTATTTCTTCAACTCCACCAAACAAATCTTCTGATATTTGATATAATAAATGGCGTGCAACTAGTTCATTAATGTGAGCTATGTCATTACCATACTCTTCTTTCCACATAGGAATCCAATCAGTTTTCATTTTCTGATTGAATTCTTTATATGGGATTCTATATGTTTTTATTTTAGATATAATTTCTTGGGGGGACATTTGTTCTTCTTTTAAATCTTTCCAAATATCACCTTTTCTACATCTAACTACTGCTCCTGATTTATATGCTGATGGTTTATCAAATTTACGGTCTGCTATACGGAGGCAACGATCTCTTTTAGTTTTTTTTTGTTCTGAGATAACCTGTTGGATTATTTCTTTTATTTTTTGTCTTGTTAGATCATCATAATCCGCCATTGATAAAGTACCTTTTTGTTTAGTACCTTGAATTGCCTTTTCAGTAAAATCATGTAAGTCCATATCATCCTTAGCATCTTCTCTAGCATATTCTAGAGAACGAAGAAATAATGGAACATCCATTTTAATTGAATCTATTGGATCATTCACAGGTTTAGAAAAAAACTCTTGTATTTTCTTTAAATCTTCCATTTTGATTATATGTATGTTTTATTTCTTAGGCATAAACCAATTCGAACACCATTTTGAAGGGTCTTCAATTGGTTTACCATTATTATCAACCAATTCAGCTGAGTTTTCTAGATCAGGAAATTGTTCTGAGATATATTCTTGATAATATTTATTTGAACACATATGTTTATCTTCTTCCATATAATGATATTTACATACATGACATCCAAATCCTATAGGAGAATACATATATGGTGGGTACTCACTTTGAGGTGATTCTTTTAATAAATCGATTAATTTTATCATTATTTAATTTATTATTACTTTATTTATGAATTTAGGATTTATTTTATTTGGAAAAAACTTTCTATATACATTACGTCTTTTATCAGTTGTACCTGTTATTACTATTTTATCATAATCTGTAGAGAATTTTTCTAAGAAACTATTAATTATATCAGCTATAGTACTTAATATTTTTAAAGCATTTCCTTCACCAGTCATCTGTAATGTATCTAAAGCATTAAATTCTCCTTTATCAATTCCAAATTCTACCTCAAAAATTCTAGGTTGTTCAAAACCATTAAAAATTACTTTATAATTATTATCTTCAGTAGTAAACCTATATTCAACAGAAATAATTCCTTCCTCATCTCTTTCAACTTTAGGAGAAGAAAAAGAATAATTTTCATTTAATAAATCGATTAATTTTATCATGATATTTTTATAATATATTTTTTACCAAAAACCTGTGAAATTTGATTTTAATCCTAATAATTTAGCATAGCGAGGCAACCTACAACTCCAATATGAAGCTTTAGTCTTATCTTTCTTTTGGGCACAATTATGTCTTTTGGCAAATGCTTGTCTTGCTTTAGGATTATTAATCTTTGCTTTTAATCCTCCTGAACCAAATCTAACTGTTTTAATTTTTTTAGTTTTAGGGTCTCTAACATAAACCTTATATGCCTTTCCACCTGAGGAATCACGCATTGGTTTTCCGATAGGTTTGTTTTTGGCTTCATCTAAGTTTTTATAATATTGTTTATTTTTTTCAATTGTTTCTTCTATAGGAAAATCTAAAGGTACTCTAGTTCCATCTTCTAATATACCAAATTCTCCTAAATGAGTTTCAGTTATAATTTCTTTATCATCACCATAAACCTCAATTATACCTCTAGAGTATAAAGCTCGAGCCTCAGCCCATAGATTAAAATATGAAGAAGAACCAGCCCGATAGAGTTGTTCTGTTAGGGGTTTACCGTTATTTAAATGATATTCTAGCCCTTCCGATAATATAGCGCGTGGGGCGATGCTTTCATTAAGCATCATTGTTATCGGTTTAGTTTCACAAGTATTACATCCACATTTACACATATTATTTTATTTTAAATCATTAAAGTCTATTTCAGTACTTGATCCTCTAAGTTCATCTCCTTTATATAATAATCCTTTACTGAAACTCCTAAATTCAACACCAAATGATTGTCCTATATGGTTTGAGAAAGCAAATACAGGCTCATCTTCTGTCCCTATTAAATCCTCAACATCAGTATATATTTTGTAACAATCAATAGTTAGAGTAGCTGTTGATTCATCATACGAATAATTATTGAATCCTCCTTCAAAATTTTCCTTTATTACTATAGTATCTTTACTATCACCAAACACTACATTTTTTATAACTGGTGGTGGTGTATTTGTGATTACAACTTTAGATAAAGTTTGATTGGTTTCTGGGTTGGTTAGTTTGTATTTTCCTTTTTGTTCTAATGGAGTTAATACTACATTTTCAAATTTACCTACTTCATCTTCTGACCCTATTTTACCTACTTTTTCTATGAATGACTTAAATATATCTACTCCATCTATAGGTCTTCTTTTAGAGCTTTCCCATCTGACTGCATTTTGTTTTTTTAATGATATTCCCACTATTACTTTACCTGATGGATTTATTAAGTCTGTGTCTGATTTATCAAATTCTGTGGCTCCTTTTGTTGATGCATCAACTGCTTCTGCTACATCTTGATATTTTAATATTTTGCCACTTCCTTTAAATATTACAGTAATAGGTTCTCCATTATTTAATCTAATATGAGAATTTATCAGATTATTAAAGTCTGCCTCATTCTGTTTACCATCAGACATAGCACCTTGTTTTGATAAAGGTTTTACAATAACTTGTATACCATTTTTTTCCACTCCACCTTGAGATGAACCAGAAATATTTGGATTTCTATTAAAACCAGATTGTACTAATTTAGAAAAAATAGAATTTCTATTTTCATCTGTTAATATTATTATACGAGTTTGGGTATCTTTTTTAATATTATCTTTATTAATACCTAATATATCCATAATTTCCTCTCCAACCGTTTGGGCTTGAGGAGATAATGTCTCAAAAGGTTGTTTTATTTCCTTTAAATTAAAACCTAATTTATTTAATTCGTTTTCCAAAAGTAAAATATCCTGATCATTATTCATGTCAGGGTATCCTTTAGGAAACTTGTAAGAGATATTATGTAAAAACTTAGTAATTGGGTCCATTATTTATATTTGTTATATATAGCAATAATAGCTTGTTTAAATATTGGAGAGTCTTTAAATTTAGGATCTAATTTAGAGAAAATTTCATCCATAAATGAAACAAATTTTTCTTTAGTATTAATTGTAGAAAAATTAGATTTCTGGTCATCTAAATCTTTGCTAATGGTTTTAATATTTGGGGTGATTTGATTTTTTTCATCTGGAGTAATTTGGTTTTTAATTTCCTCTCTAATTAGTTGGCGTAATTGATGTATTTTCATATTTTCATTTATTTTAATAAATCAGAAATTATTTGTTTTGATTTAGTTATTATATTTGATACAGTAGGATTAGTTGCTATGTCTATAAAGTCTGGGGTTAATTGTTTTCCAAATTCTATTATATCTTTGGTTTTAGTTATATCTGTTCCTATACTCATAAGTATTAATACAACTGCTTTTAAATATTTAGCTACTTTATCTCTTTTTATTGAATCTTTTATAAAAGGAGTTAGTACTTTTTTAAAAGGAACATCAAGATAACTATCTATTTTTTCTGTAAAATCTATTATAAAATCTAAATGATCTTTATCATATCCTGATTTTTTTAGATTAAACTTAGAAGGAGCTTTATCTCTTATGGCTTTTACAATTCTAAAAAATCCATTAATCATTCCCGGGAGGGCAAGGATAAAAGCAACTGTTGATATTCCTATAATTTCTTCAACTGGTTGATCTTCTTGTGCCTTTGTTAATTCTTGATCTATAATATCATCTAATTTATTTAGATCTGAAAAGTTTAGTTCCTCTTCATAAAGATTATTTTCTATTATAATCCCTGCTAAAAATTGCATTCTTTTAAATTCGCTTGACATCATTATGCTTCTTCTTCTGCTGGTGGTTCTTCGGCTGGTGATTCTTCTTCAGTTGATGTATCCACTGGGGTTGTTTCTTCATCTTCTGATTTTTTAGGTCCATACCTTAATAATCTAGCTACTGCCTCAATTGCGTGTTGTTCTTCGGCTAAATTTAACATATAATATCGTTTTCCTGAAACAACAGCCACCCAACTTCTTCCATTCCATTCAAGATAAAAATCTTGATCATTTTTTAGATTAATACGGAATGTAGATGGTTTTGGGGCTACCCAATCAATCGAGGATAAGAAATTATCAAACTCTGAGGTTAATAAGTCTACTATGACTTTTTTAAGCTCAGGAAACTTAGTTAATTCATCATACTCTTGAGATACTAGATTTACTTTCTTAGTTTCTCCTTGTATAACTTTAACTAAAGTTTTAATTTTTTCTTTTAGTTCTAGTTCGGTCATCTATTCTTTAGTTTATTTAAGATAATTTCAGCTAATCCTTCAGTTGGATTTTCAGTGCTTAATTTAGCAGCTACAGCCTTTTCTTTCATTTGACCTTTAACTCTATTAAGTAAATATTCAGCATCCTCATAACTACCCATATTAATAAATTTTCTAATTTTATCAAAAAAAGCGTCTTGGATTTTGCCTTTTAACTTATATAATTCACCAGATAAAATATCAGCTTTATCAATCTCACCTTCCATCATTGGAGCATCAGTTGGATTTTCAGCGCTTAATTTAGCAGCTACAGCCATCTGGCGTTTCTTTTCTTTTGATTTACCTTTAAACTGTGGAGCATCACTCTTGGCAAAATCTTTGATATATTTTTTCATTGGAGTTTTTGCTGTAAGTTTTTCATCAATCACATCTTCTGAGCTTGCAGCTCCCACCATAGCATCAACTTGAGGTTCTTTTAATTCAAATTCAAGATAATGTTTAGCTGAGGATACCATACTTGCTGCCCTTATGATTTTGGCTTGCCACCAATGTGGGAAATCAATTTCTTGACCTGTGTTTTTAAGATCATCCATTATTTGATATAATTCCATAGCGTATTTGCCTATTTTGTATAGGTCTGCTTTAAGCATGTGAGGTTCATTATCTGTGTGGCCTAAGTCAAGGTCTTCGTTTAATGTAGAAGCAAATTTTCTAGCTTCATCTTCTGATTGAAATACTTTTTCTTTTTTACCATCCATTGTACTCCAAGTAACAATCCAAAAACGACCTTCTGGTTCAATTGAATATATTTCGTTGTGACCTAAATTAGCTTCATCTAATTTAACTCCACGAGCTTTTAAGATATCAGGTTTGTTATCTTGATGACCAAGATCCATATCTTCTTGCATCATGTCCTCATCTTCATCTTCTTCCTCACCGTATTCTTCAATTTCGTCTACGATTGAAGCTAATGTAGTATCATATCTGTTTTCACTATAACCCATATCGAAAGCACCATATGCTTCTCCTTTACTAAGGTAAGATGGGAAGTTTTGTGCGATAATATCTCTGGCTTGATCTCCTAATACTTGAAGTTCATCTAAGATATTTCTTAGCTCCATTAGGGCTTCTACTTTATTTTCAGTAATAGTACCTTTTGCTTTTTTAATAGCAGCATCTTTAGCAGCCTTTTTCATAGGTTCAGTTGTATTATTATCTTTATCTAAATCTAGAAAATCTGGTTTTGATTGCTTTTCACTTAAAGCCTGATGAATCATTTCTCTTATTTTATTTTCTTTCATATTTGTTGAATTTAAAGCGGTTTTTAGAGCTCTACCATGAACTACTTTTTCAGCATCAGGACCATACTTGCTGATTAACTTTTTTAAGTTTTTCAGCATGTTAAATTTAACCTGATTATATTTGGTTTGGTCAAATTTTTGCCCTGATAGAGTTCCCATTATATAATTTTTGATTTTATTTTATTGGCTATTCCTGCTATTTCAGTTGCTTTCACACCAGCAAAAGTACTTTCTAAAGCTTGAATGATCGCTGAGTTAGTGCTTAATACTCCTTTTATGGCCATACTTCCAGCTACTGCTAATATTACAGCGAATAATACTTTAGCAGTTAAAACAAGTTTTTGTTCATCAATACTTCCATCTTTATTCTTCCATACTTGAGAAGCAAATCCAGTTAATTTTACAGCATTTACAAGCACTTTAATATAGATTTTTTCCCATTTATGACCAAAATTTATAATCCAGTCAGCAATTTTGTTTTCGTCTTTACCTGCTAACTTTTTTCCTATAAATTTAATAGCTTTTCCTAACCATTCAATAAGTTTGGGTGCTGCTAGTAAACCTCCGATTACTAAAGAACTAACCGCTTCCTTTAATACTTCTTTTTCTTCAGCAATTATAGCTTCTGAAAGATCAATTTCTTTTAATTCTGAAGGATTTAAAAGTTTAATAGCATCTTCAACAGCATTATCAATCGCTTCAATTTCTGTATCTTTTTCTTCTTTCAGTAAAGGATTATTAGCTATATATTTTTTATAGTCAAATGTATCCATTTTACATTTTATCTTCGTTTACAGATACTTTTTTATATTCTTTAATAAGTTTAGCTATTTCACTTAATGTTTTACGAGCACGTCCGTGAGCGGCTTTAGCTGTTTTAGAATGTTCTACTTTAGCTTCAACTAATAGAGATTCAATTTTTTCAAAAATTTCTTGTGTGTTCATATATTTTTTTATTTAATTATTAATTCATGTCTGTTTCTTGTCCTACAATATGGACACGAGTGTAGAAAGTAATAGTATTTCCAATTTGATCAGTAAGTTTTTCATCACCTAATGCTTTAGCTCCGCCTAAAGCAGTTTTTAAAGCATCTAAAATATCATCTGGGTTTCCTTCTGGGGTATCTTCTGTTGGTGTTTCCTCAGTTGGTATTTCCTCAGTTTCAGCATCCATTTCTACATCTACTTCTTCTTC